GGATGGGTGCATCCTTTATAACAAAAGATGTGCCATTTGTTGCTGCTCTACCACCACCTGAAGTATCACTTACGATTTCAACTTCGGCTGTTACTTGAGATGTATGAATGTTTGCTAACACTAATCCTAAAATAACAGTTGTTGTACTACTAGGTGTAGTATAGATGGTATAAGGAGTACCTGCTGCGTTTGGTTCTGCTGCAAATGTAACTACTTTAAATGTATTTGCCATTTTACCTTTCCTTTTTTATCTAATTATACACGAAATATACTTGTTTGTCAAGTATTTATTACATCACCCAAGGGCGATAGCCATAGCAACAGCTTCATTTAAAGCCGCAGCTTCTGTGGCTACAGTTCCTGCTGTACTTGGTAGTGTTAGTGTAATATCTGAAGTAGATGCAGGACCTATAAGTGTAACCTTATTTGTACCATTATCACTATCTTCATAAAACTCTACATATCCTGCTGAAGTAGAGCCATTCTTTACAGTTATACCTGCATTAGCTATTGGTGTCGCTGTAAGTGTTGCAACTCCTGTTACACCCAATGTTCCACTTATATCGGCATCACCATTAACATCAAACAATGTACTTGCATTGACTTGTGTAGTCGCTGCAGTAATATCGAGAGTTGTACCTGCATTTATTTCTAAATGTCCATCAGATGATGCAATAATATTTTCACCACCTGCTGCATCGTTAAAGGATAATTTGCTATCTCCTGCCAATACTAATTCATCAGCAGACTCATCCCATAACATATACTGACCTGATGTTGCTCCAAAGAACTTAACATCATGCCCTGTATCGTCTACTCCTACAGTAAGAGTACCAACCATTGTTGAGTTACCTGTAACGTCAAAGCTACCTGTAACATCTAATTGGTCAGCAGATTCATCCCACTCCATGTATTTTCCAGAAGTAGCACCAAAGAATTTTACGTCATGTCCTGTGTCATCAACACCGACTGTTAACGTACCTCTTTGAACTACACCATCTGCTGATGTATCCCATAACCAATAGCGACTTGCTGTATCTCCAAAGAATTTAACATCATAACCTGTATCATCAACACCAACAGTTACTGTGCCATCTGCTTGAACATTACCATCAATATCAACAGCATCTAAGTTTGTTGTACCATCAACATCTATATCGCCTGTAACAGATAAGTTATCGGCTATTGTTGTTTCAGATGTTGTATGTCCTATTGTTACAGCTATACCACTTGTTTCAGTAGCAATCTTTAAAGCACCAGTAGAATTAGTTATGTACGAATTAGAACCATCATGGTATAAAGTAAAGTCTTGACTATCGCCAATCTTAATTGGTGTAGAATCAGTTAAGAGTAAAGAATCGGCTGATTCATCCCATAGTAAATATGAACCAGATGTAGCACCGAAAAGTTTAACATCAACACCTGTATCATCGACACCAAAAGTAGTTGCACCATCTATCTGTACTGTGCTGTCTATATCTACTGCATCAAGGTTAGCTGTACCATTAATATATAAATCTTTAAATTGATATGAACTTGAACCTAAATCTATATCATTATCTGTTGTTGGTAGTATTGAACCATTGTTAAATGTAAATTGTGTATCACCACCTGCTGTAATTGTAATAACATCTGAACCACTAAAGGTAATACTTGTATTTGTATCGCCATCACCTGTGATACTGTCTAACTGTATATCACCTGCATTGGTAAAATCGGAATCACTTAAATCAAATGTACCTGTTACATCAAGATTACCATCAACTGTTACATTACCTGCAAAAGTTGCATTAGCACCACTACCTGTAAGCATGGTAGTTGAACCTGATTTAACAATAAGATTGCCACTAGAGTTAGTAAAGGCTGCATATTGTGTGCCATCATCTTTAAGTACAACATCTGCATCCCCAGCATCTAAAGTAATATCAGCCGCAGCATCGACTGTAAGATTGTTTGCTGAGATTGTTAAGTCAGTACCATCTCCCTCAATCTTCTCGCTGTCACCACCAAAGACGATACCAACATTGTTTGGCACATGAATATCAGATGTCGCTGTTAAATTTAGTTTAGCACTTGATGCAATCGTGAGGTCAGTTCCATCACCCTCTATCTTTTCACCATCGTCACCAAATGTTACACCTACATTAGCAGGAACATTTATATCCCCACCTGAACCTACACTAATACTTATATCTGTTCCGTCTGACTCAATCTTCTCATCACCTGAACCATCTAAGATTAAGCCTACTCCTGAAGGAATAACAACATCTGAAGTCGCTGTTAAGTTTATTTTAGCACCTGAAGTTACAGTTAAATCGGTGCTATCACCTTCAATCTTTTCTCCACTACCAAATGTAATACCGACATCAGCAGGAACAACAATATCAGCAGTCGCTGTAAGATTAATGTTATTACCTGTAATGGTTAAGTCTGTACCATCACCTTCTATTTTCTCTCCGTCATTACCAAAAGTAACACCAATGTCGGCAGGTATGTTAATATCACCACCTGAACCAACAGTTATAGAAAGGTCAGTACCATCTGATTCTATTTTTTCAGCAGTAGCAAAAGTTAAACCTACACCTGATGGAATATTGACATCAGCAACGGCTGTAAGGTTTATATTATTTCCTGATATAGTGAGGTCAGTTCCGTCACCTTCAATCTTTTCGCCATCATCTCCGAATGTCAAGCCAATATCGGCTGGTATGTTAATGTCAGCACCAGAAGTTAGATATAAATCTGTGCCATCACCATAAATATATTCCCCACCTTCATCATTAAAGTATAATCGTTTAGTGCTATCTACTACAACATCATCAGCAAATTTAAAATGGTCTTCATCTTCCATCCAATAAAGAACACCATCATTACTTTCACCATCAAATGTTACAGTAATGTCTGTACCTGCTGTACCTGCACCAAAGGTTAATGTATTACCTAAGAGTTTAGTTACTGGACCACCTTCGGCTGCTGTGCCATCATGGGTATGTCCTGTACTTGATGCAAAGGCTGCTAGTAGTTGGTTAAATTCATCATTAGTATCAGCGGCTTGTATAACATCGCCATCAGTATACGTAGACTGTCGTGTATATGTTGCTCCCATTTATCTTCTTGCTCCTACTTGATATTCTAATCCAAATCCTTTTAATGAATAAGGTGCTGTTGTTCCATCATCATTAACTCTTAATGCAACTGCAAACCCTGAACCTTCTACCGATTGTCTTACAAGTGGTTGTGTTGAACCACCATAAGTAGGTGTTCCATAAACGGCTGTTCCATAAACTGCAGCCACTTTTGATGAATCAAACGGATAAGCTGCAGGTCTTGGTGCATCACCACTTTCATAATCATATCTTAAAAATAAGTCTGCACTAATAGATGCTTCAGGTGCGTAGTTTAAGATAACCCTATGCATGTGTTTACGAACACCCGGATCGCCAAATGTTAAATCAGGACTTCTGTATTTACCATCTATAGCTGTTCCGTTAAAATCATTACCCTTTTCTTGTCTATAAATATAACCATCAAAACCACCATGTAACGCTTTTACATCACCAGTTTCAACAAATGTATCTGTAGTAGAAGGTCTTATTCCTTTTAATTTACTAAACTCAAAATTCTGCCCTTTTAATACACAGATTAAACCTTTTGTAGCTGATTCTGCACTTCCTGAATTGCTAAAAAATAATCTATACTGTGTTTTATCAGGTATAACAATGGACTCAAATAAATCAGAATCTTTTATGTTATCATCTATCTCTGGCTGTACAGCACGACTAATTGTACCAATTTCAACGTCACCGATTCTCGCTGTACCTGCAACAGTACGTAATCCATCAGGTCCTAGAAAGATTAAATCACCTGCAAATTCTTGGATTGTATCTCCATTAACACAACCTATATCTCTTGTAACAGGTGTTATTGCAAAATCACTTGATGAACTTCCTGTCATTTTAAATATTCTATTTTCACAGAATATAAATAAGTCACCACGGAAAGCTTTTAACCCAACAACAGTATCATCAACTTTAACACTTCCTGCACCACTACCACTATTAAATGCATCTTCATCAGAAGGTTGACTGAAAACTACTTCTTGTGGGGTACTTGACATGCCTGCATAAAACATATGGTTTTTAAATGCAGTTACATATTTAGCACCTTCTACGCTTGATGCTGTAACATCTGTTGCTGATATAGATGTATTAAATACTGTTGGATCATTACTTCCATCAACAACAATTAACTTATCATTACCATCAAAATTAAATCGTTCAAAATTATATTTACCTGCACTTGTTCTACCTGTATCTTTT